TATCAATGATAGTGGCATCATGGGCGGCAGTTCTGCTGCCCTGGACCCTCAACAGGGTCCCTCTCCTCTTAAGAGGAATAGAAGAAGGAGGAAGGTTCATCAACCTTCTTCCCAATCTAACCTATCCCAAGCGTCAAAATCGCCTGGGAAGGAATCGCAGGTGGTTTTTGGCGTAAGTGGTAATGTACCAGTATTAACTTGGTACTACCGCTCACATGAAGGGCTTTCCCTCCATGGCCGCCTAAAACCATTATTGTCCTATCCAGTGGAAGTGATGGCGCTCTCCAGGCGCTTTCTATTCCATCATGGACAGTTGCATTGTTCAGGAATTGCTATATTAAATATAGCAAAACCTGTTCATCCCGTTGGTATGTCTACCCATGAGTGGTTCACTCTATGGGCAGAAGACATCCGTAGGGCTGTTGCGTCTCTCCGACGGAACAACCCCTCTGACAAGCAAGTCCGGAGATTTTCCCGGAACTTGGAAGTCTTAGAGTTTATACGGACAACCTGGGATGCCGTTCTAATTGGATACCAAGTAGAACGTGCGGAACACCTGATTAGGTATCACCATTCCTCTCCCCTTAATAGTAGAAGACTACAAGGGTTGGAAAGGTTCAAATCCCAACTGGTGTTCCACCCACTAGAAGCAGCTGAGCGTGTTAAACGTTTAGCTGCCGAAAACCGGGCCTGGTATTTTGGGCATCCCAAACCATCAGGCCGGCTTCTAGTGTTTGAGGAGAAGAAAATTGCAATGTTGGTATCCTACATTGCCCGAAGTCTTCCCCCCGCGCCACGTAACCCTCAGGGATTACAGGATTTGCTCGGACGTCTCACGTCCGAGCCTCCTCCTGAGCCTGTGTACTGGCGCACTTTTGTCAAAGAATACTTTGAACAGTTTCCACCTTCCAAGAAGGTGGAATTGTTCACGATGCCTTCTACCAATGCAGGCCTGGGATATCCCAGGTCTCTTGGGGGACACATCGCCGGAGTACAACATTTAGTTTTACTCGGGTATGCTTTGAAACGCATTCGCGGTCACAATAGCATCCCTACCATACAGGATACGGATGCTACTGGGAGTTACCTGGAACTCCTATCGGATTCTCTTCATCCGTCCTCACAATTGAGGCCGGATAAAGCCGATGGGGCCCTTCTGTTTAGACAGAGTTGGGATGAATTAGAAAAATCCCTTCCAGGTGCGGGTGCGTACCTCCAGTCATATTTGCAAGATGGGGTCCATTATGTTCTAGAAAATCTAGAATATGTCCCCATTTTACCTATAGTGGCGGAGGAGCGGGGTCTGAAGACCAGGTTTCCGACTTGTTCATTAACAGCCGTTAACCTTGTTCAACAGATCCTGAGAAGGGTCATTGATTCAGCAATGATCAAAGACCCCAGGTTCTCGAAGGCTCTGGGAGCCACTACGGGTATAGATTTGAGGGGCGAAGCTGGTCCTTGGGAATCCCAAGACTGTACTGCCGCCACCGATCTCCACCCTCAGTGGCTCACACAGGGAGTGTACGAGCAGCTGGCGGATATGAATCCGCAGCTTGCTCCGTACAGGAAGTATTACAACCTCCTATTCGGGACGAAGCGTATACTAACGGCCAAAGTGCCGCCGTCCGCTCACGCTCCTGAATCTCTCTTTGAGCACTACCCGAGAGCCCCACTGTTAGACGATAGGTATGTACCTTTCGTCCGTGGGGACGTTGAGTACGGTCATGCCAGTATTATAATCAATGATTGGAATAACTGGCTGAGGTATCTCAACACCTGTGAAGGCGTTTTAACCCGTACGGGGCAGATGATGGGAGATCCCACATCTTTCCCCCCGTTAATGTTGGTTACATTATGTGCTGCGGAGGAGGTGTTAAAAGAACACCCCTACTCTTTGAAAGAGTCTCGCCGCAGACACAAAGGGTTAAAACGAAGTCAAGCAGTACTTGAAGGTGTCGGAGATGATGGTAGGATACCGCGCTGGCCGAATGCCAGACGTGTTTTGTTCCATACCAAATTGTCCGAACTAGGGGCGGTAGTGTCTGTGAAAAAATCTTTTACACACCCTACCAGGGCTCTCATTGCAGAGATCCCTTCAGAAAGTGGCTATGAAGTCCCTATCTGGCCCCTATCAGTACTGGTTGCACCCCCTGGTGGTTCCAAAGGTCATGTAACTTGGGCAACCCAAGTTGCTGCCTTTGGGAGAGACCCAACGAGGCCTAACAAAAGGGTCCCGAAATTCTTTTGGAAACTTTCGCCCTATTATTATAATTGGGCGTTAGCACAAAGAATGGGTCTACCAGTGGGAGCACCGGAGTCGTGGGGGGGTATTGGACTTCCAATAGCCCCACCACGGTCTTCGGTGTATCATGCACAATGGCTGACCTATTTATCGCAACTTCCAATGGAAGAGCTTATAATAGGTACTGGCCTTGGTCCCTCCGGATCCAGTAATGAATCATTGCTGGACGGGGCAGCCAGAGGCTGGTTGAGAGATCTATTGTCCACTTCTTCCAAATGGAAGGAAGAGGGCTTAGAGCTACTCAGCACATGTGCATTAAACCAGGATGCAACGCCTCGGTTAACCGTATCCGACGGTTACCGAAAAGCAGTATCCAGGTTAAGGTCGGTGGAGTTCTATTTTAGAGCCCCCCCTGAACTTAGGGAAAACCACGCCCCATCCATTAGGATGTGGGCCTCTAAGTTCAGCAATAAGGTTGGACGGTCATCAAGACCGTGGGGGTCAGACCCCCCTTTATACAAGTCAACCACATTGGACCTTGAGAGGAAGTTAAATATCTTCTTCTCGACCAGTGGAGGTTTCCTACCCGATCCTTGGTCTCCCACTCCAGGTTTTTATGGCCTGGAGGTCTCCGGCGAAACTAGACGTCGCTGGAGAGGTTGGGGTCTACCAGGGATAGGGTAGCCACGGTTAGGGCACCTAGTCCAGGAGTACCAGCTTGGGTAACCAGCTGGGTTCTGGCTCACAGGGAAACCTGTGAGTGCCTACTCCGGCCAAATGAG